ATGAAAAAAACAGTACTTTCACTGCTATTACTGGCCTGTGCGGGAACGGCAGCCGCTGCGCCACAGGTGATTACGGTAAGCCGCTTTGAGATGGGTAAAGACAACTGGGCGTTCAACCGCGAAGAGGTGATGCTCACGTGTCGGCCAGGCAATGCGTTATTTGTCATTAACCCGGCGACGCTGATGCAGTATCCCATTAACAATGAAGCCATGGCGCAAGTGAGAGCCGGGAAAACCACGGGGCAGTCGATTGATGTGTTGCTGGTAGACAATCCGGCGAAGCCAGGCGAGAAGAAAAGCCTGGCGCCATTTATCAAAAAAGCGCAAACCCTTTGCTAAACCCACGCTGCCTGTAACGGCCATAAAAAAACCGCAATACCGTGTGCCACGGATTGCGGTTTTTTATTAAGTGATTACAGATGAGAAGCGTTTTTTTGAACCACTTTTGTCGCGGACTGGAAAACCTGACATCGTAATCTATTCTTAAAGTGCAAGGCGATTTCAGCCTGCATTAATGCCAACTTTTAGCGCACGGCTCTCTCCCAAGAGCCATTTCCCTGGACCGAATACAGGAATCGTATTCGGTCTTTTTTTATCTCCCTTTCCAGACAAGCACTTACGCGGTTCCGTCCGAAAATGTCCGAAAATTGTCCGAATCATCATATCCGGTTTTCCAACCGTTATACCAGAATAAAATCGTTTTGGCGCGTATCGAGATACTTTTCGGTCGTCTTTTCCGAAACATGTCCGAGCAGTTTCTGAGCGAATTCTTTGCCAAATTCTTTCTCGTATAGTCTTCCTGCCAGGCTTCTGATTTCGTGAAAAGTAGGTGGGTTATCTCCCAGTGTAAGCACCAGGTCTCTGCGTGCCTTCACAAATCCTTTCGTTAATCCGTCAGGGTGGATATTGCCCAGCGGACTATTTTTACGAAAGCCTGAGCTAACCAGAAAATCTGAACTGTTCCCCACTTTGCATTGCTCAATGACATCACGCAAACGAAGCCCGGTACTTTGAAGCTTCAAATCCAGGGTGATCGCAATCCTCATCCCGGTTTTAATCTGGACGACATGAAGCCGGTCATTTTTGATATCCGAAAACTTCATCGCGGCAATGTCTTCCCGGCGCTGTCCGGTACAAATTGCAAGGTCCATGCCGTTTGCGAACCACGCCGGCAAAACATGCGCGTTTCGCCTGATAGAATTAAACAGTTCCAGGTCCAGCCTTTTTCTTTTTACCTCAATCTTCGGAGATTTGGTTGGTTCAACCGGATTTACTGATACCCGTCCGTTAACAATCCCCTCGCGAAACACGTCGGACAGAACCGAGCGGAAGGTTGTGGCCATCGTCATCTTATCTTCATCTGTCCATCTTCTGAGAAATTCAGCGATATGTAATGTCGTTACTTTCGTCAGGACCATTTTGCCAAAATGTTCGCCGATGGTTTCAAGATGTCCCTTGCGCGCCTTAAGCGTAACTTCTGCCAGATCGCGCTTATCCAGGATCTTCTGATATTCTTTCAGCCATTCAGCAACCGTGTATTCGTGCTCGCCTTTGAGCTGCTCCAGCAGGGTGACCGGGGAGTAATTCTGGTCAAGAAAATTATTTGCTTCGATCGCCTGGGCTATCGCGTCACGTTTGGAAATCTTTCCCAGAGGGATCTCTTTCCCGGTTAACGGATTGCGCCAGGCATATGTTTTACGTGACTGGCGGTAAGTCAGATTTCTTGGCAAATTAGAATCATATTTTTCCCGCCTTTTGCTCATTCTGCAGCTTCTCCAGCAATGTGCCTTTTCTTGGGCGCCGTATGTCCATTCCATTCAGCGGCGCAGTCAAACAGTGTTTATTTGGACGTATATAAATTGCGTTGGGCTCAACCTGATATCTGGTGCCATGCCGTTCCGGTGGCGGGTAAATGTTCCCGTTCCTCGCCCAGCGTCGTAACGTTGCTACAGAGGGAGGGCAGGTGTAGGTATCTTCGGCCCATTCCTCAAGCGTAACGAGTTTTGCCATCACGTTGCTCCTCAACCCGACCAGATCATAAGTGCCTGGCCGGGTTATTTCTGAATTACCGAAATCAGTTTGCTGTCAGACGCTGCCAGATAGCCGAAACGTATTTAGCCTGATGGCGCGCATCAGCCAGGGCGTTGTGCTTATCCCCCTCGAAGGGGATGTCGTAGCGCGGATTGATACCAACGGCATTACCCAGTTCTACGATAGTACGCACGTCACGATCGTTTACGAACCGCCAGGGTGCCGCGCCTCCTACCAGTTCATAACTTTGCTTAAGCAGCACATTGTCAAACGTCGCGCCATTGCCCCAGACCTGAACCGATTTGGTTCCGTTAGCTGCGTTTTCGCCAAGAAACTCGCTGAACAGGGTGAGAGCAACATCAAGATCGGCAGCATCTTCAACCAGCAACGCTGAGCGGGCTTCTGATGACTGTTTCATCCACCACAAAATGGTGCTGGCATCCGGTTGAGCCCCAAATCTCATAGCGGACGCCAGGTCTACCACCTGATAGAACTCCGGGCCTGTCTCACCAGTTGATGGCTCGAAGAATACGGCGCCGATGGAGACGATAGGGGCGTCAGGGTTTGAGCCCATTGTTTCTAAATCCACCATTAGATGCGTAAACAGTTTGCTGGTGGATACCGCAGCCTCATCAGTTACGGTATCTGCTGACGGATCAGGTTCAACATCATCTGCATCTGTTGCCTGGTTCGCTGATATCTGAGGATCATTTTGTTTTTCGATACTGACAGTCGCTTCCATCTGCACATCGCTGGTGGTCTCCACATTTATCGGTGAACGGTCATCGGTTTCTGGTTGCTTTTCGTTCATCAGGCCATCAATGGAGAACACGCCGTTGCCCATGCTAGCTATTTGAGGTTGTTCAGCTGATGCCTTCTGATCTGCTGCTTCATTCTCCCAGCTCGCTTCCGGCGCGTGTCTGGCTGCCGCCAGGGTTTCTTCTGGTGGTGCTTCGTGGTTGCTTTCAGTCAGGTAGGCGTTTATGTAACCGGTAAGGCGTCCGGGATATTGATGGCACTCAGGGTGAGCACTTCTGATTAGCGCGAAAATTACCGCGCGCGAGTAGTCCAGGATGCCTGGTGTCTTGCGCAGCGCAGCAGACCACTCCTTAAACGGGCTTTCATTTTTCTGAACGATTTCTTTAGCACGACGGTGTACACCGCCCGGGATGTCGTAGATATTGAAATCCATCGGCAGTGTGGCCAGCGCGATCTCAACATCCAGAGTGTCCAAGGTGTGCACATAGTCCTGGTTACGATCGGTCGCGATGCCGCCGCCAGCGTTCGTGCCGGTGTCGGTGCGCTGCACATGGCTGATGCGTTTGCTTTTGACCCACTCTTTAACCAAAATCCCACGGTCAATGTAGTCAGTGGCCGCCCAAATTCTGGTGAAGCGCAGAACTAACGCGAGCTCATGACGTTTGTCCTGACTGAAGACCTGACGAATGGCTTTGGTGTAGCGCCACAGGTCTTTGGTGTCATAACCTTTAATTTCTTCGCAGTTTTCTGCCGCCAGCAGCAGGTTCTGTACGTAGCTGTTGTCAGTGTCCATTTCTAGCGCAGCAATCTCAGCATGTTCAGCACGTGTGATGTGGTGGCGCAGCTCGTCCGCTGTCAGTTGCGAGAGCAGCTGTTTACGGAACGACATTTTGCAAACGGGGTAGTGGGCACCGCCATCATCGTGTTCGCTGATCTTCAGGCCATGCTCATACAGGGGGTTCGGGGTCTCAGGCTTGGCTGGAAGCTTGCCGCTTTTCCAGTCATCAACCAGTTGGTTTCGGTCATCGGCCTTAATCCAGTCCGACATGAAAGCGGCCAGTAGTGCTGGTTCGTGTTGTTTGTCCTGAGGGAAAACCTCTTTCATGGCCTGCACCAGTTTCCACTCGGCATGCAGGCTGAGATCGCCAATATCAGCAACGTCATTTTTAGCCTGTAGCAGGTGCTGCATATAGCTATTTTCTTCGTCCATGGACATGGTCATAGCGGCAATCATTTGCTCGTTGCTAATATGGGTCTGATATTTATCGCCAAGCAGGTGAACAGCAAAGCGAGCAGCCATTGAACGGTTTTCAACCGGGACGGTGTTGCCGGCGTCTGCAGTATCAGTGGCGGTTACCGGCGCGGCAGGGAGATCCGCATCGATGGTGGCGGTGCTGGCCGGGGCGAGAGAATTTTCTTCCTGTTCCGCGGCGCCCGGAATAACTTTCCAGGTGCGCTGGTCGTCGGCCAGCTCGTAGCGATCGCACCAAGTATCATCGAGCACGCCTTCAGCGGGCAGGTCGTCAACTACAAACCAGTTCGTACGAACCGGAAGCTGATAATCGGCACCCCGGCCAACTTCAATATCGGCGTCGTCCAGTATGTTGAGAATTTCGCGCTCTGCGCGGGAATCGGATTTCGCTTCAAACCAGCAGAAAAGATTTTTTGCTTCAGCGGCTTTTGCTTTGGCTTTAATCAGATACGCATATGTAGCCATTGTATTCGGGCTCCTTAAGGCTGTAAGATACCCGGGACTTTGATAGCTCCCTTTGGGTTGTGGTCATTGTTCAAAACTCGTTCCGGGAAGCTTTGGTCGGCTAACCGGGTACTCAACCCGCCTTGCGCGGGTTTTGTGCTTTATGGGGTAGGTAGTTTTCCGTTAGTCAGCTGCGTAACGGGAACCCATTCAAGTGCGTCCATTACCGGCTTAAAGCCGTCTGGGATAGCGGTGACCGCGCGGATAACATCGGCCACACTGGTGTTTGATTTAATGAGGTGGTAACCACCTCCCGGGCCGCGCTGACTACTCACGATGTTATTGCGGCGTAATTTGCTAAATATCTGTTCAAGGTAAGAAACAGAAAGATTCGACTCTGTGCTGATGATCGACAGTGCAACCGGAGAGCCGTCGTAAACCCGGCTTAACACGGCAACGGCCTGAACAGATGCCACAACGCGTTTCATTCCAAATTCCATGGTTATCCCTTCACCGGTTCGCGGCCATAGCCAGGGTTATCTTCAATAACATCGCGCAGAACCTGAATTGCCTCACCATGCGGAAGAGTAAGCGCAAGTTTAATAGCGGTACCGAACGACTCAGCGACCAATTCAAACTTCAGCGCGAGCCGGTTCGCTTCATCGTTCTGATCTTCAAGAGCTTCGATTTCAAAGCGATGTTCTACTGATAATTCCCCATAAACATCATCTTCAACCTCGTCTCGAAGCGCCTCTTTAACTTCCATAACAGGCAATACACCAATCAGCGACTCCGCTGGTGCGCTGCTGTATTTAAGAGCCAGTTCGTTTGCCGACATAAATCCTCCGGAAAAAAGGCCCGCCGAGGCGACGGGCAAAGAGAACTTTTCCAATTTAACCAGAACAGGTCTTCGTCTCCTGTTTGGTTGCGATGGCGGTATTGCCATCACGATGCCCTTCGCGACGAGCATCAGGCTGGCAACAGCCATGGTCATTACTCAAAACTCGATTAAAACTTCACTGTTGGCTGTTGGTCGTCAGCCTCGAATTCAATCATTTCGAACCTATTTCAGGGTTTCCTTTCTGCGCCAGGAAGTAGCAGAGCTGGCGAAGACGAGCGGTAATCCAGCTCAGGCGAACGGCCTGACACCCCACAGGGTTACGTGCATAGTCGATCATACTGTTTATCCTCTGATGCCTTTTGCGTCTGGCCGACGGAACGGTTGAAACCTGCTGCGCGATTAGTCTGGTCATCTCATCCGGTGTTTCGTATGCCGCCGGCAGCTACTTCGTGGGCGTCCTGCCTGGATGACTGAATTTCTAAAATCAGACTACAAATATTGTTTTCATGGGTCAAGTGAAAATTGAAAATAAAATCTTCAATGAAGGCGAGGCTTATTTACATTTTGTGAATTTCGGGCGAAAAAAAAGCCGCGGACGCGGCATTTTTGAGGAGCAAGTTGCGATTTAGGAGATTGGAGGGTCGATTTTTCTTCTTTTCTGGAATTCTGCCATGAACTTATCCAACTCTTCGAGGCGTTCGTTAGCAAGCGTAATAAAGCGTTCTTGCTCTGATTCCGGCAGCTGATCAAAAACATCAAGGAGGCGTTGTTGTTTATCGTTTAATACAGTCTTACTTTCCGCGATCTCTTTAATCCATTTCTCTTCTGCATCAGACATAAAGAACCAATACAAAGGCTTACCCAGTGCTTCTGGCAGCAAGGCTAGTTTTTCCTTTCTTGGAATGATCCCTGCGTTGCACCAGCCACTGACGGATTGAGAATTTACACCGACCCGGCGGCCTAACTCAGATTGAGATATGCCAGCCTCCTCCAGGGCTCTTATCAGTCGTTCTTCAAAGTTCATGTTCATATCCAAATCAAACCAGTAAGCAAGGATACAAAGTTTCTTTGTAGTTTGGATCGTTCTATTTTCTTGACAATGAAAATTTTATTTTCAATCATATGAAAACAAATTCAGGAGGAAGCATGAAAGAATCAACTCAGAAAAAAATAATTTCTCTATGTGGTAGTCAATCCGAGCTTGCTCGGCGACTTGGAAAAAACTCTCAAACTGTGTCGGCATGGTTTCGCACTCAGGTTGCAAGCACTGAAGTTCTAAATGCCTGCAAAGTTTTGGACTGGCAAGTAACTCCCCACGAGTTACGCCCCGATCTTTATCCCAACCCAACTGATGGTTTACCTCAGAAGGAATCCTAATCATGTATTCAGCAACTTTTCAGAATCATAACCAGCGATTAGTCGTTCCGTTGAAATCGCAAAATCAGAATGAGCCGCGCCGCCGGGATAGCGTTCACCACCAGGCGATATTTGCTGCCGTTCGTGAGTGGGAATCGACCCTGCCCGGGCAGGCACAAAGAAAAATTGCTCTGCTGGTGGATGACCAGTGGCGTCAGCAGGGTGGGCGGGGAATCACCGTTAGTAAGCAGAATTTATTCCGCTATCTGAAGAATGAAAATTGTTCAGCGAAATACACCTCCTACGTTATGCAGCTGGCGCCCGCAATCTCCGCAGCCATGCCAATCGAGATCGCGCGTAAGCACGGCTTACGTTCCGGCAAAACGGAAAAGGAGCTGGTGGCAAGTGCGGTTAAAGAGTGTAGCGAAGCTCACCAGGCCAAATTAATAGGCGCTCCTCTCAGCAAGCTGGAGAAGGAGATCCGGGAAGCTGCAATTTCACTTTTTAACATGTTACCAGCTGATGCCGCAGGCCCACTGCTGGCAAGCATTAGCGCTGTGGCGCCGCAGTGTTTTTGAAACGAGTTTTGACCAATGACCATAACGTCCGGGCAACCGGATAGCAGGAGTACTCATGGCAGCGCTGCCTTACATGCAACTTTATATTGCTGATTACCTGGCGGACACCATGCACTTGTCCACGGAGGAGCATGGGGCTTATTTGCTCCTCATGTTCAATTACTGGCAAACCGGGAGAGCAATACCAAAAAATCGCCTCGCTAAAATCGCACGGCTAAGCAACGACCGTTGGAGCGCCGTTGAGTCCTCGTTAAAAGAGTTTTTCAACGACAACGGCATTGAATGGGTTCAGGAAAGGATTGAACGGGATCTCGAGGCTGTCCGTTCATCGGTAAATCAGAAGTCCGCAGCCGGTAAAGCTTCAGCAAGAGCCAGAAAAGCTAAAAAAACAACAGAACCGGAACGGTCTGACAACGACCGTTCAACGGGTGTTGGTGTTTCGTCTGAACAGGGCGTTAACGGGAACTCAACTAATAAAGATCCAGATATAGATACAGATCTTAAAGAAAGAGAGAGAGAGGAGCGCTCACCTGAAGAAATTCAGGACGAAGTAAACCCGCAGGAAGCGTTCGAACCTCCGCTGGGCAAATTCGCGATCATTGGCAGCTGGAAACCAGCCCCTGAGTTTGAACGTCGCGCCGCGCTATGGGGGATCTTTTTGGGTGAAGCGCCGGGTTACACGACTGAGGAGCTTCAGCAGTTCCGGGACTACTGGTCTGTCGAAGGCCGTGTGAAGCATCACCAGCAGTGGGAACAGACTTTTGCACAGAGTCTGCGAAGCCAGCGGGAACAGGCGCAACGCAACGCGGGTCGGCAGAAGACTGCGACGCTCGCGGTACCGCAACCGGGTAACACGATTCCAGACGGATTTACGGGGTGATCATGAAAACCAGCAGCGAATTAATCGGACGCCTGCAGCGACTCATGCCGGCGGGCATCAAACCCAAGTTCTCCAGCGCAGAAGAGCTAATGGCCTGGCAGCAGGAAGAGGGCCGTAAACACTGCCTCGAGGTGGAGAAACTGAACCAGAAAGCGCGTGCGGATCGTATTTTCGGGCGCTCCGGCATCTGCGACCTGCACCGCAGTTGCACGTTCAAAAATTACCAGGTAAACGGCGAGGGGCAACAGCTCGCGCTGACCATGGCGAAGCGTTACGCCCAGAACTTCGGTACCGGGTTCGGCAGCTTCGTGTTCAGCGGCGGTTGCGGTACCGGGAAAAATCACCTGGCCGCGGCCATCGGAAACTACCTGCTCGAGCGCGGCGCCACGGTGTTAGTGGTCACGATCCCCGACCTGATGCTGCGCGTACGAGCCTGCTACGACGAGGGCGAATCAGAATCCGCGTTACTGGATGACCTATGCCGCGTGGACCTGCTGGTTCTCGATGAGGTGGGTGTTCAGCGCGAGTCGCGCGGCGAGTTCGTCATCCTGAACCAGATTATTGATCGTCGCCTGGCATCCCTGAAACCCGTCGGTGTGCTGACCAACCTGAACCACACCCAACTGACCGCCGTACTGGGCGAACGGGTGATGGACCGCCTGCAAATGGATGGTGGCACCTGGGTGAACTTCAACTGGGCCAGTTACCGTAAAAACGTCAGCCACCTGCGCGTGGTGAAGTGAGGAAACCATGACAACGAATTCAGTTAACGCCGTTATCAACTTCCTGGCTAACCGGGAAGGCAATCTACATGACATTGCCACGGCGATTGGAATGGAAACAAGGCAGACTTCAACGTTGCTGGGTGGGCTTTTGCGTAGTGGGACGTTAGTACGTTCGGGGCAACGACGCGGATATGTTTACGCGCTTGCTCCTGACCACAAAACACCGGAACAAATTTTTCAGGGCAGGGTCGACGCGGTGCTCGATGAGTTGGCTGTACATCGCCGATTAACTTACGCGGAAATCAAAACACTACTCGGTACCAGCGACTGGATGACATACGCCTTCCTGGATCAGGTTTGCAAGAAAGGCGAGATCCTCAAACAGGGTAAGCAGGGCTACTTCCTGACGTTTCAGGATTACGAGGCGTATGTGGAAATTTTGGCCCAGCGCAGAAAAGCGAAGCGCAAAGCCGAATATGCCGCATACCGCGAAGCGCGAAAAGCTCAGCCCAGACCAGCCAAGTCAGAAAAGCCAGCGGCCTCAGTAAACGTCGTCTGCGATGAATGCCGCCAGAACTGGCAGGGCTATCGCCTACATAAAATCTTCGGGAGTGCCCGTGCATGAAAGACATGACCCATAAGCAGTTAATTCGCGCTACCTACGTGGCCGCAAAGTATGAAAGCGCGCAGACGGCGCAGCTGCTGACTGAACTGGCTGGGCGTCTGGACGGCGCGCTGGTAGCGGCGCGTACTGCCTGTGCTGAACGGGCAACCGCCATGAACGCAGAAATCGAGTGGGAAACGGCCATGCGTCAGGCTACCGGGGCAGACAGCGTTGATGATGTGGTCAGCGTGATCGAGAAACTAAAATCAGACCTCGCGGAGATGGCTGCGGAAAATCTGACTCTGAAAGAAGCGACAAAAAACGGCGTGGTCGAAAAGCATCAGCAAACCTCTAATGGAATTTGCATCGGCTTTAAGAGCGTCATCGTTAAGCGTGAAATCGATACCCCAGCAACTGACGCATGGTTTCGCGGGAGACAGTTATGAAAGAGCGCGGAATGATTTTTAGAGGGGAAATGGTGCGCGCCATTCTCGACGGCAGGAAGACGCAGACCCGGCGCCCGGTTAAGTTCCCATTAATCGATAAGAACATGGGCTGTGAATTAGCAGGCAACGAGTTGGCCGGGGAGTTGGCGGCTGGCAACTACTGGAATAGTCCGTTCGGTAAGCCAGGCGATCGCATCTGGGTGCGCGAGACGTGGGCACTACTGGGCAATGAAGATGGTTGCTGCGTGGACTGGCACGACAATCTGTGTAAAGGCAATGAAAAGTCAGCCGCGAAGATTTACCGCGCCAGCTGCGAGCAGCGCCCTGGCGACTACGGGCTATGGTCGATACCTGATGATGCTGAATGGAAGCCTCACACCGACAATCAAAAGTTTGAGGGTGCGTGGCGTCCATCCATCCACATGCCGCGCTGGGCCAGCCGCATCACACTTGAGATTACCAATGTTGGTGTTCAGCGTATTCAGTCAATTGGTCAGAACGATGCTGCGTGTGAAGGTCTGGTGAAATTACCCGCGACTGGGCGCTACTGCCTTAATCAAGGGGATCAATATTTCGGTGGCGCAAGCCATGATGCGCGCGAGGTGTTCTCTTGGTTGTGGTCATCAATCTACGGTGAAGAAAGTTGGCAGGCGAATCCGTGGGTCTGGGTTATTGAGTTTAGGCGTGTCGAAGGGAGCGAAGCATGAGCAAATCACTAAACGCCCGTTGCATCCGCCGCTGGGAATTGCAGATGCGCGATGTATGCGATTCGAAAATAAACCCGTGGTGGCGTAAGCGTGACCTGCGTGGCTATATCCGCGAATGTGGATTGATCACCGCGTATTGCATGGTTGAACGAATGGCAGAAGACAACGCCAAGGTTGACTATCAGGGCGACACATTCGGATGGTCACCAGAGTTTTCAGCCTGGTATGACGAACGCCGCGAGCAGTACCTGAAAGAGGCTCGCGATTACCTGAACGAAGAAGCTACCACTGATGAAGTCGACGAGGAAATTGAGGGCGAGCTGGAGGCGTGGGATGACTGAGCACGCCATTCTCGACATGTGCTGTGGTTCACGCATGTTCTGGCTCGACAAAGCTGACCCGCGCGCCGTCTTCTGCGATATTCGCGCCGAAGAGCACGTGCTGTGCGATGAGCGCCGCCTGGTAATTAGCCAGGATGTTATAGCTGACTTCCGCGCGCTGCCGTTCGCCGAAGCATTGGTACGTGCCAATCTTCAGGTATTGTGCAAAAAGAAGAATATTGCTGCTTAAATCTACTTCGCTAAAAGCAACAAAGCCTGCATTGGCAGGCTTTGTTTAATACATCAAATATCAATATGATGTTAATGGTGTCTGAGACGGGGCGGTTAGCTGGCGAGCACTTTGCTGGTAACCAGTTTGAGCAGAGGTTGAGCTGTTGGCACTATTAACGGGAGTTGAAGTTGTAACCCCTTGATTGTATGCCAAATACTTTGCAGTAATAGCGCGGTTATTGGTCATAATTTTTCCACCCTTCATTTAAAATAACATTGTTTATGAGATTCATAGGGCCTCCCGGTTGCTGTTGATTAGCTACTCGGCTAAGGCGCATCTCGGTTCTGAATTGGTAAGAACAGGTGTCTGGTGCTTCAACCAAGCATCTGACGGCTTGATAATCCAAACTATGCCCTACCCCTAAAATTGCTTCGGCATCAAAAGGTTGCCCCAACTGCAGTTCCGATTTGATGTCGTCATAGATTTCTTTAATCAACTGGTAAAGTTCCTCTGAGGGCTTCTCTACCTTAAGTCCGAGTCCTAATGCTTCTACTCGGTTAATCGTATAGTCATGACTGCCAGATTCACTGCAAAGGAAATTGATGATGGAATCAGCCGTTGCCTCATCAGTTACTTGATTAACAAGCAATTTCCTGGCAAGCATCTGGATTTGAGATTTAGCTCTATATACTCGACCCAAAACCAGTGGATGCACTTTCTCACTTAGAGAATGGAGTATCTGCGCTAAACCTACACCATCTTCAATTCCGAATTCTTCGCGCGCTACTGCAATATAACCTTTTATCTCCTCAACACTGACAGACAAAGGTTGAGGAAGTTGTCCGGGTATTTGAGCTTGAGGATTTAAAGGCCCATTAATACTCGGATCAATTGGTCCTAATGTCGCCTGCTTAGTCATTATGATAGTGTTTGCACCAAGCGACATAAGTGTGCCGGCACTTTGACATTTGGCCGGAATTATTACCTCAAGCTCCTTACAGAACTGACGCAAGAGATTGATAATGCTTCTGGCCGCTAAAGTATCGCCACCATTAGTATAGATAAAAAGGCTGATTTTTTTAGCGTCGCCGATTTCATCTAATAAATTTGCGAATAAATCAACAACATCGGAGCCAATCTGTGTACCCCAAGGATGTCTGTCACCTGTGACATAAGTTATAACTTTTGAGCCACGCATTTCTTCTAACCGCGTGTAAAGTGCTTTTCGCTGTGCAAACATACAGTTCCTAATCATCAAAACAGCTAAGTAGCTGATTTACGTTTCCCTGAACTTCAAAATTGACGCCAAATTCTTAGATTGGTCATCACTACGATAAGAGTAAATTAATTTTTATATCTTTATCGGAGGAAAAGCCATCAACTTTAGCTTGATTTTTTCATGTTTATCACAAAATGCGCCTGAAGCCCCTGTATGGCGCGCGGATTTTAATCAATAAAGAATCAAGAAGGAAGTGTATATTTATACAATTCAACGAAAATCACGACTTTTCAGAGATAACCTATTAATTTCTAACAATGCTTAAGCGTTGTTAAATTGTGAGAGTTTATGTTTTTGAGTGAATTGCGCTGCTAAGTAATTGATCGCTATCTTGCATAAGTGTACTGTATGTTCATACAGTATTTTGGTAAGGAAGGAAAAATGAAAGTTGAGTTAACCGTTGATAGAACTAAAGAACTTCCTAGGGGAGCGGTACCGGCATTAGAAAAAGAATTGCTGACACAACTGCACTGGCAAATGGAGGATTGCACGTTGGTTGTACATCTCGCAGGAGCAGACGGGTTAAGTGTTCGGGGCGGCGAAAAGGAAGGCAAGAAGAAGGTGGAAGAAATCCTCCAGCAGACCTGGGAAAGCGCTGACGGCTGGTTTTATTAATTCAGCAAGTAACTAGTTTCTTGGGTGGAGGGGAGGTTTGGTGAAACAAAACGAAGAATTTTTAAAAAAGGGTTATGCAGTCATTAGATGTCACGATGGGGTTATCGTTGCAAGACTGCACTCATTTCCTGAATGTGACCGTGCGCTGATGTACAGGCGAGGTAATGTGGTGTCGTTTACGCCGCTTCTGGACGATGAGATTGTAGGGTCGCCAACTCTCTTTACGCAGATGCTGGAGCGGGCAGGTTATCGCGTTTCGCTTAATTCTGTTAAACTCCCGTCATAGGCCTGAACAACCTATACCTGCTGCGCCACGGAGAGATACCATGGCGCAAAATCACATCAAAATTATTCTTTCACTGACGTTAACCGACGCCAGCGATTTTTCGTATCCGGTATCCGCTGGTGGTGCCTTATGAAAATGACCTGGTTCAAATATGACAACCTCACCACTGAAGAAGCCGACGAGCTGGTGGCGCGTTACACCCGCAACGGAATCAAAACTGAAAAAAGCCTCTCAGTCGACGTCCGGTTCTGGATAGTTAGCGCGCTGCTGCCTGAGTCAGGCCAGCCACCTCGCACTGACAAGACCTACCAGCAGCGGATGTGGGGTCGATGATGAAGGTCTATAACATAACCCCTATGGGCAAGCCGCGGATGACCCGCGCGGATAAATGGAAAAAGCGACCGGAGGTTCTTCGGTATCGCGCGTTCTGTGATGAAGTTCGTCTGCAAAACGTGACGCTTCCAGAGTCTCGTTACCACGTAACGTTTGTGATCGCTATGCCGCAGAGCTGGAGCAAAAAGAAACGCCAGCAGCACGACGGTAAGCCCCACCAGCAGAAGCCGGATAAGGATAATCTCGAAAAGGCATTACTTGATGCCATCTTCGACGATGACAGCCGCATCTGGGATGGAAGGGTGACGAAAATCTGGGGCGAAACCGGGCAGATCATTATCACGGAGGCCCCGCTATGCGAGCTCTCCTGAAACCTGACATCGCCAGGGGGCTGGGTATTGTTCTGCTTAAGCCCGGCAGTGAGCTGATGAGCATCTTCAGTTCAGGTCGTGTGCTGGTGGAGCGCCTGCCCGACAATATGGCACACCTTGAAAGTGGCCCGGTACCGGAGGCGCATCAGCCCTTAGCACAGGACCCCGAGCTTATCCCGTTCCTGCTTGATCAAAGAGTCATCCACGCTGCTGGCGGGATATCTTCGCTGGAAAACTGGCTACTGCGTCGCGGCGGTTGCCAGTGGACGCATAGCGAATACCACCATCATGAACTGGTAACGATGCGGCATGAGCCCGGCGCGCTGCGGCTGTGCTGGAGCTGTGACAATCTGCTGCGCGACCAGTCGACCCGGCAGTTGCAGGCTATTGCTGAACGCAACGTTATGGAATGGATTATCGACAAGATTCGTCAACGGCTGCGCATCGATCAGTACCGAGAACTATCACTCGCAGAATTATGCTGGTGGGCATTTCGCATGGAACTCACCGACTTATTGCCTGAAGCCATCGCCCGCCGCGCCTTTGACTTCCCTCCGCTGGTGATCCAGTCCGTTACGCGTGAAAGCGATATAAGGCCGGAGTTGGCAGCCACCAGCATCATGCAGGGTAAAGCTGCTGACGCGGCGGTACTTCGAGAATCGCTCCTCCAGGAACCGGTAAAAGCTGTAGTGAATATTGCGGTAGATCCAGAACCGCCAGCGGCATCTATGTCACGTCCAAAACTTCACCGCTGGCGGAACGCGAAATTTCTCCACTGGGTGAAAACTCAACCCTGTCAGTGCTGCGGCCAGCCAGCTGACGATGCTCATCATCTTATTGGCTGGCGACAGGGTGGTATGGGTACCAAAGCGCATGACTCCTTCACGATCCCGCTTTGCCGTATACACCACACCGAATTGCATAACGACCCGAAAGCGTTTGAACGTAAATACGGCACGCAGCCGGAATTAATTATTTATTTGCTGGACCGGGCGTTTGCGCTCGGCGTTCTGGCGTAAAGGAGAAGAGAATGACACCACGTCAACGCCGGCAGCATTATGCAGGGCTGGGTATTGTAGCTGCAGCGCCACGTAAAAGTTATCTGGGGAAATTTACGCCACTAACAACGATTCAGTCGGCTTGGATAGCATCACTGCTTACTGTATGGGGTGAATGTGTAGGGGGTAAAACACGTGCGCAGTATCGGCTGGAGAACTGTAGCCGGTTCTGGACACAGGCAAAAGAGGCCGAGTGGTCTGATACGCAGTTATCACGGATTACCGCTGCTATCGAGCAGGCTCGCCAGGAAGGGTTCAGGGGAGCGCAAAGTGTGGTTCGTGCCAAAACGATACTCTGGGGGCCACTATCAATCCGGGAGCTGATTGAGGAAACCGAACGTCGTGATGATGCTGATTTTATCGAAGGGGTGATGCTGCAGACGTTTAAGTCTGATGATCCTGTTTATCTGGTGGGCATGCAGTTCTACACGACGAGAAACAAGATTTCCGACATTGCGCGCGAATTGCAGTCGGTGGCACCGTGGCTGACGAACGGCGAGGCCCGTAAACGGGTGCGCTGGTGTCTGGAAATTTTCAAGGCAAAGATCTTCTTGTCAGTACGGCGTAAACTGGATGATGAATAAAAAAGCTATTTTAACAAAAAGTGCTATTTCATCTGCTATGCGTTGAAAACGGGCCAGAAAACTGTTCTATTTGTTCATGCTTGGCAGAGCTGCGCCGCGATGGCAGCGACTAAAAGCAACTACAGAATTCAGGAACCTCGCCTCGGCGGGGTTTTTTTATTCCTGTCGTATATATCGCTTGATAACTCAGGCAACCAGAGTTATCTGTGTGTCACACCACTTTTAGGGGTAAAATGACATGCAAAATCAGCCATATATGACCGAGGAAGCAAAGGCAGTTTATAACGAATTAAGCGCTTCTCCAGCGACAGCTGGTGAAATTGCAGAGAATACACATCTGAGCCTGGCTCGTTGCCAGTTCATACTTACGCAGCTGGTAATGGCGAAGTTATCAATATTCCAGTTTGGATGTTACAAGCGCCTCCAGTAATGGGGGCTTTCTGCTGTGGAAATGGGCGGCTGGAAGGTGTTGGAGCACCAACCAGCCATTCGCCTATGCTGTTGATCACAAGCGAACCATGGCCCACCGCTTTAGCGCAAAAGCATAGTGAGCCTACCAGAGTGCCGCTTACTGATCTATGGAAAATACTGTAAAAATATCCAGTACTGAATTAATCAATGCTGATTGCCTGGATTTTATCCAAACTCTTCCCGAAAACTGCATCGACCTAATAGTCACAGACCCACCTTATTTCAAAGTTAAACCTAACGGCTGGGATAATCAGTGGCAAGGCGATGAGGATTACCTTCGCTGGCTTGATATGTGCCTTGCAGAGTTTTGGCGAGTTCTTAAACCCAACGGAAGTATTTATCTTTTTGCTGGTCATCGCCTTGCATCAGATATTGAGATCATGATGCGTGAGCGGTTCAAGATTCTTAACCACATCATCTGGGCGAAACCGTCGGGTCGATGGAACGGGTGTAATAAGGAAAGCCTGCGCACATATTTCCCGGCAACAGAGCGAATCTTATTTGCTGAACACTATCAGGGGCCATATAGGCCGAAAAGTGATGGTTTCGCAGAAAAAACAAACGAGCTCAAGCAGCATATTTTTACCCCTTTGATCTCGTATTTCCGTGATGCTCGTGAGGCGCTAGGTGTTTCCTCAAAGCAAATCGCTGAGGCTACTGGAAAGAAAAATATGGCATCACATTGGTTCGGCGCAATTCAGTGGCAATTACCGAATGAAGTGGATTATAGAAAACTGCAGGAACTGTTCACACGGGTCGCTATCGAAAAGCACTTTAAGCAGGAACTTGAACGTCCTCATCATCAATTGGTCGCCACCTACCAATCATTAAACCGCAAGTATTCGGAATTGCTGGTGGAATACAAAACTCTTCGGCGCTATTTCTCTGTTTCTGCTCTTGTACCGTACACCGACGTATGGACACATAAACCAGTTCAGTTCTACCCGGGAAAACACCCGTGCGAAAAGCCCGCGGATATGCTCCGCCAGATCATTTCCGCAAGTAGTCGACCGGACGATGTGGTAGCTGATTTTTTTATGGGATCAGGTTCCACGATCAAAGTTGCGCGCGAACTTGGACGACGCGCAATAGGTGTTGAGCTTGAAAAGGAAAGATTCGACCAGACGGTTGATGAGGTCCGGAAAATAGCTGTCAGATTAGATCCTTAAGCCACCCTCGGGTGGCTTTTTTATTTCCCCTCATTACTGAGAGGACTCACACATAAGAGGGGGCGTAATGTCCGATCCTGTTTCCGGCACCACCTTAATTGGTGGTAGTGCACTGACCGGCGCAAGCATTTTTGGCCTGCTTACCGGCACTGATTACGGCGTGGTGTTCGGCGCGTTTGCCGGGGCCGTTTTCTACGTGGCTACCGCTGCTGATCTGACGATTTTTCGCCGTTCCGCGTATTTCGTTGTGTCGTATTTCGCCGGAGTCTATGGCTCCGGGCTGGTGGGTTCGTGGCTGGCGAGCCTAACCGGCTATGCCGACAAACCGCTGGATGCACTTGGCGCGGTGATTTTGTCTGCCGTGGCAATCAAGACACTGACTTTTTTCAGTGAACAGGACCCGTTGAAACTGCTGTCCCGGTGGCGAGGGGGAACCAATGGTAACTAACGATCCGCTGGTGCTGACCAACGTAGTGGCATGTGCCGCCATTGTTCTGCGCCTGATGATGTTCCGTAAGCCAGGCGGGCGACATAACCCGTGGGCGTCATGGCTGGCATACCTGATAATTCTGGCGTATGCGTCGGTGCCGTTCCGGTACCTGTTCGATTCCTATCTGCATACCCACTGGGCAACGGTCGCCATCAACTTAATCATCTGCGCTGCCGTGTTCCGCGCCCGGGGCAACGTCGCGCGAATCTTCCATGTTCTGAGGCCGGAATGAAACAATCACAATTTCAGCTGGCGGCTGGTATAAGCGCCGGATTAGCTGCGCGCTGGTTTCCGCACATCGATGCGGCCATGAAAGAATTCGGCATCACCGCACCGACTGACCAGGCGATGTTTATCGCCCAGACCGGGCACGAGTCCGTGAGTTTCTCCCGGCTGGTGGAGAGCATGAACTACAGCGTGGCGGGCCTCGCCGATTTCGTCCGCGCCGGGCGGCTCACGCAAGACCAGGCAAACGCGCTGGGCCGTCGTGCGTCTGAAAAGGCGTTACCGCTGGAGCGCCAGCGTGCCATTGCCAATCTGGTTTACAGCAAACGCCTGGGCAACAAAGCGGCGGGCGACGGCTGGAAATATCGCGGTCGCGGCCTGATTCAGATAACCGGACAGGCAAATTACACCAAATGCGGTACCGCGCTGAAACTCGATCTGGTCACCAGCCCTGAGCTGCTGGAGCAGGAGCGTAACGCGGCGCGTTCGGCAGCATGGTTCTACGCCACCAGCGGTTGTTTGCTTTACTCCGGCGACCTGTCCCGCGTCACGCAGATTATTAATGGTGGTCAGAACGGCATTGAAGACCGCCGTCAGCGTTACAACCGTGCGCGTGGTGCGCTGGTATGAACTGGCGTTATGTTCTTCTGGCGCTGGTGGTCAGCATCTCTGCCACGACGTTTATTGCCTGGCGTTCCGGGTGGAATGCCCATGCCGACCACATTAATGCGCTGGCGGCTAACAAAAAGCAAAAGGCCGAGAGCGCCATCAAGCCGGTAGAGAAGCAAGCCGCTGCGGCCAACGCTGAAGCCAGAGTGATTTACCGGACCATAACCCGCGACGTGGTGAAATATGTTCAGTCTCCGGATCGTACCAAGTGTGATTTTGATGATGAGTCTGTGCGGCTGCGTCAGCGTGCCATCGATGCTGCCAACGCCATCAGCGGATTTGATGCAGGAGCCGTGCAGGGCAAGTGACGCCGGAAAGAACAGCGACGAAGATTTGCAGGCGGATATCGAAACCGCCGACTGTCTGCGTCAGCTAAGGCTGGACAAGTATCGCTGGCAGGCCTGGTATAACGCAGCGAAATAAATAACAGGAATAATTTATAACGAAACGTATTGATGTGACTTAAGCGGCATTATCTAATTTACTATCGTATAAATAGTCAAATAATCCCAAAAGAAACTATTCTAAAAAGTACTCTTCTTGTTGAGATTTCCTGTAGTCACTGAAGTTAATTCCAGCCGCCGTTAATTCAATATGTTAAGGCGGCATTTTTTTGTCTCACTTAAAAATGATGTGTTATGTCATGGGTGGTGATGATGAAAAAGAAAACATATGAAATTTTATTGATCGAGAAAAAAGGGTGCTCCCTGCTTGTTTATGGTCAGTGGTTCGAAGATGGACATAAATGTCGCGGACTGGTTTGTAAAGTTTATTGCCTTGGCGGGTTATTTATCAGATGTCATCCCTTTACAGGCGCACCAGTAAGTGTTCACACCTCACTGGAGGAGCTTAAAAAAAACCTGAAAGGTCATACTTAGGCACTAGTCGATGAGTGAATGCAAACTATAATTACACTGCAGCAAAAGCTGTACATCCTCTGGAGTTAACGATGAAAAGTTTTACTCCGAAATCAAAGAAAGAACCACCCAGAAATCCTGATAAGTGGTTCGATTTTGACAGTAAGAAGCCCAGGCAGAACACGCGCTAAACCGGCGTTGGGTTTACGGAAATCAAAATATTGCCTCGCTTATGCGGGGCTTTTTTATGCGCATCGCCCGCGCACATCGAAGAAAGTCTTTCAGCTGTGAGCCTGGGCAAGCCGTTAACTTTCGGCGGCTTTGCCGTGCGACAGGCTCAAGTCTAAAAGGAAACCAAAATGTCCGAATGCTTAGATCTTCCCGTCAAGGGAGTATCACCCGCGCTAACCGCATCCAAAATATGTCTTAGCGATGACATGCGCGAAGCCGTTATTGATGCCGTGTGTAACAGTGAAGTGTTCCAGTCGCTGGTGGCTCGGTTAAACGCGCTGTCTGCTGAACGGGAATCAGATGCAGTCAGGCTTCAGCGGGGTATCGATCAGGCTCTGTCTGACACCATGCGCAACGCGCTGAAGCCTGGTGGCCTGCTCCGGCCATAAGCTGGATTGACGGTAATGATATTTATTATCATTTAACGGGTCCTCCCGGAGAGGGCCTCAGCCACGAGGCGGCGGGCACGCGGAAAACGGCTGGTTTTTGAAATCTGTGGTCATCATCATCATGTGGGCAAGTTGCTGATTTAACGTATCGGCGATTTGCGAAGATGTCGAAACGGTTAAAAAGTGTTCACCATCATGGACCAGGAAATCGCTTCCCTGAAGCTCAACATCAACCAGCTCGCCGGGATCACTAATGTGCATCGCCAGACAGTAGCCGCCAGGCTTAAAAACGTCGAGCCAGCCCCCGGCAGCAACAGCAAACTGAAACTCTATCTGGTAACGGACGTCCTGACGGAGCTGATGGTGCCAACGGTGTCTGCGAGCACTGAGGAAATGCCACCTTCTGACCGCCTGGCACACTGGAAAGCGGAGAACGAACGAATCAAGTTCGAGCAGGAAACAGGGCAGCTTATTCCGGCAGAGCAGGTTGCCCGGGAGTTTGCTGTCATGTCTAAAGCCGTGGTTCAGGTTCTGGAAACGTTACCCGACATCCTGGAGCGTGACTGCGCATTATCGCCCGCAGCCGTCGCCCGCGTGCAGAGTGTTATTGATGATTTACGCGACCAGATAGCCCAGAGGGTTCTGGACGCCGAACCGGAGGAGGACCAGCCTGAGGAGGACTGATGGCGAAGCGGGCATCCGCAAGGGGTATCCGCAGGGATATGCCTGGAATTCTTCGTGCCCCGCGACGCATGCTGGTGGCCGAGGCGGTCAGTAAATATATGCGTGTCCCTATGGGCGCAGGAAACTCGGTCCCGTGGGACCCGAACCTTGCACCCTACGTTATAGAGCCAATGAACTGCCTGGCATCGCGTGAATATGATGCCGTCGTGTTTGTTGGCCCGGCACGAACCGGGAAAACTATTGGCCTGATTGACGGGTGGGTGGTTTACAACGTGGTTTGTGACCCCTCCGATATGTTGATCATACAGATGACGGAAGAGAAGGCGCGCGAACACTCGAAAAAGCGTCTTGACCGTACCTTTCGCTGTAGCCCTGAGGTAAAGAGCCGGCTCAGTCCCCGGCGTAACGATAATAACGTTCACGATCGCACATTCCGGGCAGGCAACTACCTGAAGATTGGCTGGCCGTCAGTGAACATCATGTCCTCCTCGGATTACAAGTGCGTGGCGCTGACCGACTATGATCGCTTCCCGGAAGATATTGACGGTGAAGGTGATGCGTTTTCGCTGGCGTCAAAACGTACCACCACTTTTATGTCGTCCGGCATGACGCTGGTGGAAAGCTCACCCGGGCGAGACATCATTGATACCAAATGGCGGCGCACGTCGCCCCATGAAGCACCGCCGACTACCGGCGTTCTGGCGCTCTATAACCGTGGCGATCGCCGCCGCTGGTACTGGCCGTGCCCGCATTGTGGCGAATATTTCCAGCCAGAAATGCATGCCATGACTGGCTACCGCGAAATCAGCGACACCGTTAAAGCCAGCGAAGCCGCGCATATCTGCTGCCCGTCATGCAACGGGAAAATCACCGCAGACATGAAGCGTACGCTCAACCTGAAGGGGGCCTGGCTGCGCGAAGGGCAGCAAATTGATCGCGACGGCACTGTCACCGGCGAGGCGCGGCGTTCCCGCATCGCCTCGTTCTGGATGGAGGGGCCTGCCGCGGCATATCAGACCTGGGCACAACTGGTTTACAAGCTGCTGACGGCTGAGCAGGACTACGAGGTTACGGGCAGTGAAGAAACACTCAAGACGGTTATCAATACCGACTGGGGGCTTCCTTACCTTCCGCGATCCGGCCTTAACCAGCGTAAGGGTGAAGCGTTGCAACAGCGTGCCGAGCCGGTGGAAAAACGCCGGGTGCCTGCCGGTGTTCAGTTTCTTGTGGCCACGGTTGATGTGCAGGGCGGGCGCAACCGCCGTTTTGTTGTTCAGGTCGTGGGTTACGGCGCACAGGGTGAGCGGTGGATAGTTGACCGCTACAACATCCTTCAGTCCCTGCGTACGAACGCCGACGGCGAAAGTTTTCACATCGATCCGGCAAGCTACCCGGAGGACTGGGAACTGCTGCGCACGGATGTGCTGGAGAAAACCTGGGCGATCGAAGGCGAGCCCGGAAAGCGCATGGGCCTGATGGCGATGGCGGTGGACTCCGGCGGTGAAGACGGGGTGACGGATAACGCTTATGAATTCTGGCGGCGCTGTCGCCGGGATGGTTTGCAACGCCGGGTCTGGCTGTTCAAGGGTGACAGCCAGGCGCGTGCAAAACTCATCACCCGAACGTATCCCGATAACACCGGGCGCTCCTCCCGCCGCGCAAAGGCGGCGGGTGATGTTCCGCTCTATCTTCTGCAAACCAACGCGCTTAAGGACCGGATCAACAACGCCCTGTGGCGTGATGTACCCGGGCCGAACTATGTTCATTTCCCCGACTGGCTGGGGGAGTGGTTCTACGACGAACTGACCTATGAGGAGCGTTCCCCTGATGGTAAATGGACGAAGCCCGGTAAGGGCGCTAATGAGGCGTTTGACCTTATGGTGTATGCGCATGCGCTGGTCATTCTGCATGGTTACGAAAAGATTAAATGGCCTGATGCGCCGGAATGGGCGCGCCGCGACTCATGGATTGTGGCTGAAATGGCAGATGGCCCGGCAGCTGTGGAGGCTGTTACTAAGCCGGTACCGGCAGTATCTCAGCCGAAGGCTAAGTCACCATCCCGTGACTCGGTATGGGCACCATCAACATCAGGAGGCTGGGTGTGACGCTTAACGATATCCAGAATATGGTCGACCGCTACACCGAGGCGGAGCTAACCGTGCTGCAGGGGAAATCCATCACCTTTAATGGCCAGCAGATGACCATGGAAAACCTCAGTGAAATCCGTAAAGGCCGCCAGGAGTGGGAGCGAAAACTGGCATCGGCGACGGCCGCTGCAGCGGGACGCAGTTCCGCTGGATTTAAACTGGCGAGGTTTCCGCGATGAGCCTGCTGGATAATGCAATTGGCCTGTTCTCACCGGGATGGAAAGCAGCGCGGCTGCGTTCCCGGATGGTGATTCAGGCATATGAAGCGGTAATGCCTACGCGTACTCACCGCGCCCGCCGCGAAAACCGCACCGCCAACCAGTTAACCCAGTTCGGTGGTCGCTCCCTGCGCGAGCAGGCGCGCTGGCTGGACTGCAATCACGATCTGGTGATTGGTGTGCTCGACAAACTGGAGGAACGCATTGTCGGCGCGAAGGGCATCATTGTTGAGCCCCAACCGCAGCTGGCAAACGGTCAGCTGGCTGACGCGCTTGCCACACAAATACGTGCAAAATGGGCTGAATGGTCAGTATCCCCTGACGTGACAGGGCAGTTTACCCGGCCTGTACTGGAGCGCCTGATGGCGCGGACCTGGCTGCGTGATGGCGAAGTTTTTGCCCAGCTGGTAAGCGGTACCGGGAACGGGCTTTCACCGGTGGCGGGTATTCCGTTCTGGCTGGAAGCGCTGGAGCCGGACTTCGTCCCGCTTGAACGAACTGATACCAGCCAGAAACTCAGCCAGGGCATCTATCTGAACGACTGGGGGCGTCCGGTGAAATATCTGGTGTACCGCAACATGCCCGCTGAAGGGATGATGCTGGGCGAAACCAAAGATATCGTCGCTGAAAACATGCTGCATCTGAAGTTCATGCGCCGCCTGCACCAGTTACGCGGCAACTCACTGCTGGCGGGTGTGATGATGCGCCTGTCTGCACTGAAGGAATACGAGGACGCCGAACTGACCGCAGCGCGTATTGCTGCCGCGCTGGGTATGTTCATCAAAAAAGGGGACGGCCAGTCCTATCCTGACGATGCTGGCAGCGGCTCACGCGAGCTTAATATCGAACCCGGCATGCTGTTTGATGATCTGCGTCCCGGTGAAGACATCGGGATGATCAAATCCGACCGACCCAATCCCAACCTCGAAACCTTCCGCAACGGCCAGCTGCGTGCAGTTGCTGCGGGTTCGCGCGGCAGTTTCTCCAGCATCGCCCGTAATTATGACGGTACCTACAGTGCCCAGCGCCAGGAGCTGGTTGAGTCCACTGAAGGTTATCTTATCCTCCAGGACGCATTTATTGCCGCGATCACCCGCCCGATGTACCGCGCGTGGCTGAAGATGGCTATCGCTTCCGGGGAAATCGAACTGCCGCGCGGCGTGGATAAGGCATCGCTCTATAACGCCGTCTACTCCGGACCGGTCATGCCGTGGATTGACCCGGTGAAAGAGGCGACGGCGTGGAAGCTGCTGTTACGCGGTGGCGCGGCCACGGAAAGCGAATGGGTGCGCGCACGCGGTGCCAATCCGGATGACGTAAAACGCCGCCGCAAAGCAGAGGTTGATGAAAACCGCAAACAGGGGCTGGTGTTCGACACAGACCCGGCAAATGACAAAGGAGACACCAGTGTCCAGGAAACGAAACCGGGTAATGAACCGCCCGAAAGCCAGCGTAAAAAATAGCTGGTTCCGTATGCAGGCCAGCGCCGACAGCGAGGCCGAGATCTACATCTACGATGAAATTGGCTACTGGGGGGTAACGGCAAAACAGTTTGTGGCCAACCTTAAAGCCCTGGGTGATATCACCCACATCAAACTGCATATCAATTCGCCGGGTGGCGATGTCTTCGACGGCATCGCCATTTTTAATGCCCTGAAGTTCCACGGCGCCGCCATCACCGTTTATATCGATGGCCTGGCTGCGTCAATGGCCTCGGTCATCGCGATGGTCGGTAACCCGGTCATTATGCCGGAAAACACCATGCTCATGATCCATAAGCCATGGGGTTTCGCGGGCGGCGATGCAGATGACATGCGCGACTATGCCGACCTGCTCGACAAAGTCGAAAGTGTTCTTATCCCGGCCTACGCGGCCAAAACAGGCAAATCTCATGATGAGATTGCCGCCATGCTGGAAGACGAAACCTGGCTTACCGGCGAAGAGTGCCTGGCTCAGGGTTTTGCCGACCAGGTGACCCCGTCACTGCAGGCGATGGCCTGTATCCATTCAAAACGTATTGAGGAATTTGAGAAGATGCCAAAAAGCATTCGTACTATGGTCACCCCGCCGCGCAACACCGCCACCCGCGATCCGCAAAACCCCGCGCCGCAGGATACGCCGCAGGATCCGGTAAACGCTGACACCATCCGTGCCCAGGTGATTGCAGAACAGCGTGAACGGCTCAACGGCATTAATGATCTGTTCGCCATGTTCGGCAACCGCCACCAGGACCTGCAGGCACAGTGTATTGCCGATCTGGACTGCACCGTTGAGCAGGCCAAGGACAAGCTGCTGGCTGAACTCGGCAAGACAGCGACCCCTTCCAACAAAACCAGCACAACCCACATCTATGCGGGTAACGGGAATATCGTGGGCGACGGTATTCGCCAGGCGCTGATGGCCCGTGCCGGCTATGAAGATGTGGTACGCGATAATGTCTACAACGGCATGACCCTGCGTGAGTATGCGCGTATGTCCCTGACAGAACGCGGTATCGGCGTGGCAAGTTATAACCCGATGCAGATGGTCGGCTTCGCGCTGACCCACAGCACCTCTGATTTCGGTAATATCCTGCTGGACGTTGCCAATAAAGCACTGCTGCAGGGCTGGGAAGAAGCCGAAGAAACCTTTGAGCTGTGGACCAAGAAAGGCAGCCTGAGCGACTTCAAGACCGCGCATCGTGTTGGTATGGGAGGCTTCCCGTCACTGCGTCAGGTTCGCGAAGGTGCTGAATATAAGTACGTGACCACCGGCGATAAAGGCGAAACCATCGCGCTGGCGACCTACGGTGAGATTTTCTCCATTACCCGCCAGGCCATTATCAATGATGACCTGAACCAGCTTACCGATGTTCCCACCAAAATGGGGCGTGCCGCGAAGGCCACCATCGGCGATCTGGTTTATGCGGTACTGACTGAAAACCCGAAACTGTCAGACGGTAAGGCGCTGTTCAGTGCCGATCACAAAAACCTCTCGAACGGCGTTATCGATGTCACCAGTCTCGATAAAGCGCGTCAGCTGATGCGTGTACAGAAAGAAGGGGAACGTTCGCTTAACATTCGCCCGGCTTTCGTCCTGGTACCGACGGTGCTGGAAACTTTAGCCAGCCAGACCATCAATTCTGCCAGCGTGAAGGGTGCTGACGTCAACGCCGGTATCGAAAACCCGATCCGGAACTTTGCAGAAATCATTTCTGAGCCCCGTCTTGATGATGCTGACCCGGCTGCGTGGTACCTGGCCGCCCGGAAAGGCAGCGACACCATCGAGGTTGCCTACCTGAACGGCGTCGATACGCCGTACATCGATCAGCAGGAAGGTTTTACCACAGACGGTGTGGCCACCAAAGTGCGTATCGACGCGGGTGTGGCACCGCTTGATTACCGCGGTCTGGTCAAATCCACCGGTAAATAATCTCACCCCTGTAGTTCCCGTGGCCCGTCAGGGCTTTTTTTGTGTCTGAAATTCGGCTCCGCAAGGGGCCGTGGAGACTTGCATGAAAAATTATCTTCAGGATGGCAATACCATCGCCATCACTAACAGTGGCGCTTCCGCAATCCTCAGTGGCGCACCCGTTGTAATCAGTGACGTTGTCGCAGTGGCAATCGTTGATATCGCACCCGGTGAAACCGGCGACGGACGCACGACCGGCGTCGTGATCCTGCCCAAGCTGGCCGCAGATGATATCGCCCAGGGCAAGGCGGTTTATATCAAAGGCGGAAAAATCCAGCTGGATGCGACCGGAGCGGTACCAGCCGGCAAAGCCTGGGAAGCTGCCGGCGCGAATGCCACTTCAGTCGCGGTAAGGCTGAATGGCTAACCGCTTCCGGCAAATGGTGGCGCGCATGGACGCCGTCACTGTCCGGCAGATGGGAGAGCGTGTGCTGATTAATGGCACCGGGTATGACGCCATCGAAAGCCAGTTTGTGGCTGAAATGGGACCGTTGGCCGGTGAGGGTCTGTCCCTCGTTGTGTTTTCGGATTCACTGAAACCCCGCCGGCATGATGTCGTCATCTGGAAAGGTGAGACGTACAAAATTACCCGTCAGCAAATGTTCAACGGAAAGCCGCAAATCTGGATTGAATAAGGGGGCAGCATGTCCATCAAAGGACTGGAGCAGGCCATCGCCAATCTTGAAAGCATCAGTAAAACCGCGGTACCGCGTGCATCCTCTCAGGCTGTTAACCGCGTGGCCGTGCGGGCAGTCAGCCACAGCACCCGGCGTGTTGCAGGACAGACGAAAGTACCCAGGAAGCTGGTTCACCAGCGTGCCCGCCTGAAGAAAGCCACCGTCCGTAAACCGCTGGCGACCATCCGGGTCAACCGCGGAAATCTTCCCGCCATCAAACTGGGCGTCGCCAGCGTCAGGCTTTCCCGACGCAGGCGTGACGTGTCCGGTGCCGGCAGTGTACTGCGCATCGGTAAGTTTTCCTTTCCCGGCGGTTTCATTCAGCAACTGAAAAACGGGCGCTGGCATGTGCTTCGCCGCACCACCCGGGCGCGCTATCCGGTTGAGGTGGTCAGTATCCCGCTGGCAGTACCCTTAACCACGGCGTTTAAGGAAGAAAGTAAGCGGCTGACCGAAACCGATTTGGCTAAAGAAATGGCCGCCGCGCTTCGCAACCAACTGAGGCTGATAGTCACCAGATGAAACACCCTTTGATTCGTAAAGCTGTGCTTGACGCCCTGAAGGCGGGTAATGCTCAGGCTGTGACCTGGTTTGATGGCCGTCCGTCCGTACTGGACGCGCAGGATCTGCCGGCGGTGGCTGTGTATCTCACGGACGCCGAGTCTTCCGACGAATCCGTTGACGAAGATATGTGGCGGGCGACGCTGCATATCGAAGTTTTTCTGAAAGGGGATGACACCGATTCGGCACTGGATGAATGGATGGAAAACAACATTTATCCGGTCATGGCCAGCATTCCCACGCTTTCCGGCGTTCTCGAAACCATGTCTGCCCGGGGCTACGACTACCAGCGCGATGACGAACTGGCGACGTGGGGCTCGGCGGACCTGCAATATTCTGTCTCTTATGTGATGTGAGGAAATTATGCCAACACCAAACCCTCTTGAGCCCGTCAAGGGCGCCGGCACCACGTTCTGGGTGTACACCGGTTCCGGCGATCCCTATGCGAACCCGCTTTCTGACACGGACTGGACGCGCACGGCAAAGGTTAAAGAACTGACGCCGGGGGAACTGACGGCGGAGTCTTATGACGATACTTATCTTGACGATCCCAACGCCGACTGGACGAACACCGCACAGGGTGAAAAGTCCGCTGGCGAAACCAGCTTTGTGCTGGCCTGGAAGCCGGGTGAATCCGGGCAGCAGGGGCTGGTTGACTGGTTCTATGCAGGCGATGTGCGCGCCTACAAAATTAAATTCCCCAACGGTACGGTTGACGTGTTTAAGGGCTGGATCAGCAGCCTGGGTAAAACCATTCCGGCAAAAGAAGTGATTACCCGCAGCGTGAAGATCAGTAACAACGGCAAGCCAAGCCTGGCGGAAGAGACCCGAACACCCGTTACTCAGGTGACCGGCGTGACGCTGAGCAAAACCACGCTTGCGCTGGCGGTCAATGCTTCCGATTCACTGAATGTCACGGTTAACCCGTCTGGCGCCACGGATAAAACTTTCCTGGCGTCGTCTTCCGACCGTTCGAAAGCGACTGTAACTGTGGCCGGCAATGTCCTGACCGTTAAGGGCGTGGCCGCCGGCCAGGCGGACATCGTGGTGATGACCAGTGACGGTCAGTTCATTGCGATCTGTAAAGTTACCGTTTCCTGAACCCTGAGGGGCGAAAGCCCCTTTTAGGAGTAAAAATGTCAAAATACCTGAAATCCGGTCTCTTTGAGTATGGTGAAGAGAAAATTACGCTTTACGAACTTTCTGCCTTACAGCGTATTGAGCACCTGAAGTTTATTGCCGGGGCAGAAAAAGAACTGCCGGAAGATGCTGACGAGAAAACGCTTTACCCGCTGCTGGTGGAGCAAAATATTCGCCTCGGCGCCCGACTGGTTGCAATGTCACTCTGGCAGGCCGACCCCGCTAAAGGCGACGTTGAAAAACTGCATCAGGAGATTCTGTCCGGCTGGCCCATCAACATGATTGGGGCTGCTGATCGGTTCGTGAAGGTGCTGTCTGATATGTTGCCGGAGGCCTCGCCTGAAAATGCCGGGGATCAGGAAGAAGCCGAAGCGCCCGATGCGGAAAAGTCCTCGCCGGCGAGCTGAATTTTGTCATGAAGCTGGCGAGGGAATTTCGACGCCCGGACTGGCGCCAGATGCTTGCCGGCATGTCATCTTCAGAACTGGCTGAGTGGGGGCGTTTTTACCGCGAACAGTATTTTGAAAACGATCTGCAGGATGTTCATTTTTCCCGCCTGAGCCATCTTATTATTTCCATCATGTGTAAGGACACGGAGCTGACTCCCGCCAGCTTCAGTCTTCTTAATCCCCCTGATTTGGTTACCGAACAGGATGACAATACCATGATGTCCGTTGCTGAAAGTCTTGGAGGAGTGCGCTATGGCCCAGCCGGTGGGTGACCTGATCGTTAATCTCGATCTGAATTCGCCAAAATTTAATGAGCAACTGGCTTACAGCGGAAAGAAACTCAGCGAACTGGGTAAGGCTGCAACCGCTGCCGCCGACCAGGTGGACCGGGCGTTTAACCGGCAGGAAGCCGCAGCCCGGCGTGCAGGGATGTCAGTGGGCGCGTACAGTAATGCTGTACGCATGCTGCCTGCTCAGTTTACCGATATTGCCACGCAGCTGGCCGGTGGGCAGTCTCCGTTCCTCATCCTGCTCCAGCAGGGCGGGCAGGTGAAAGACAGCTTCGGCGGCTTTGGGCCAATGTTTCAGGCGCTGCGCGATGCGCTCTTCGGCTTTAGTGGCGATGTGCAGAAATCCACGGAGGAAGCGAGCGACAGCGCGGGTGAACTTGCGGAGAGTTTTAATAACGCTTCTGACGCCGCGGAAAACCTCGGCAGGGCACGAGGATTTATCACACCGTTCAACGTGGCGCTGGCCGCTGTAGCGGTGACTGCCGGGCTGATGATGTATTCGTGGTACCGCAGCAATTCACAGCTCTCCGATTTCAATAAAACACTGGTGCTTTCCGGCAATACTGCTGGCCTGACTGCCGAAAGAATGCTGATGGTGAGTAAAGCCGCCGCCAGCGCCGGGATTACCTTCTCGGCTGCCGCCGGGACGTTAACGGCGCTGGTAAATGCAGGTGTTGCTGCAGGCGCTAATTTCGAGCGTCTTTCGGTGAGCATTACTGAGTTCGCGGACAAAAGCGGTCTTGAGATTGAGGATGTTGCCAGAGCGTTCGGAAAACTGACCAGCGATCCCACATCCGGCCTGATTGCCATGGCGCAGCAGTTTCATAACGTGACGGCTGAACAGATTGAGCATGTGGCACAGCTCCAGCGCTCCGGCGATGCGGCAGGCGCACTGAAAGCGGCAAACGCCGCGGCGACTGAAGGTTTTGAACGCCAGACCCGTGCCATAGAAGGCAATATGGGCACGCTGGAGCGTGCGGCAAACACGGTCGGCGACGCCTTTAAGTCGATGTGGGACAAAATCCTTGATATCGGTCGCCCTGATACCGGTGCAGAGCTGCTGAAAAAGGCGCAGCAGCAGTTCGATATCGCCCAGAACAACTTCAATAAATTCGCGACCGGACCGGGCGTGTCTGACGCGATGCGCAATCAGTATCAGAAAGTGCTGGACCGCACCCGAATCAGTCTTCAGGCGGCGCAACTGCAGGCCGATATGCAGACTGTTTCCGCAGAAGGCGCTGAAGCTCAGTCAGTTGCTGAGCGGGACAGGCTGAAATATGCCTCTCAGGCGCAGGCCGCATATGAAAAGTCGCAGACTGCTCTGGAAAAATATACCAGTAAACAGAAGGAGCTGAACAAGGCCCTGCAGGAAGGTCGCATCCTTCAGGGAAGCTACAACACCCTGATGGCCGCAGCGAAAAAGGAATACGAAAGTTCGCTTAAAAAGCCCGCCAAAATCACCACGCCGGGCGGCATTAAAGCCTCTGATTCTATCAGCGCGCAAACACTTGAACTTCAGGCGCAACTGGAGGTATTGCGCCAGCACCGCGGTCTGAATGACAGCATCAGCCAGCAGCGTCAGAATCTCTGGAAAGAACAGGCCCGTTTCGCTGTACTGGAGAACGCTGCGAAAACGCGTGCCCTGACAGCTGACGAAAAATCCCTGCTCAGTAACAAAGAACAGATACTTGCCCAGGCAGAAATCAACGCCCGGCTTGGCGATCAAATCGCTATTCAGGAGCGCCTTAACAACCTGCAGGACCGATCTCAAAAATATGTCACGCAGATGGGTGAGAAGACCCGGGCCCTCACTGACAGTACAGGCCTGAGCAATCGACAGCAGCAGCGCAGGCTTGAAGAAGCTCAACTGCTACAGGGCTGGAAAAATGCCGGCGGCAATGAAAGCGATAAAGGCTACCAGAATGATTTGATAGCGCTCAGGAATTATTATGATACACAGGACGCAATTAGAGAGAATTGGCAGGCTGGGGCATTATCATCCATGGCGAATTTCGCTGATGATGCGTCAAATTACAACCTCGCAGCGGCGAATTCCGTAACTACGCTTTTAAATGACGTCTCTAGTAATATGGCCAGTGCTCTAACCGGAATAATTACTCGCACCCAATCGATTGGCGATGCATTCAAAACCATGTTTGCCAGCATCGGAGAGACGGTTATCCAGACTCTGGCAAATATGGCAGCGCAATGGTTGGTTTATCAGGCGGTGCAATTGGTAGTTGGTAAAAGTACACAGGCTTCAGCTGCCGCCACGATGACAAGTAATGCAACAGCGAGTTCTTTAATGGCTCAGCTTAATGCTTATGCATCTACAGCCGCTATTCCGATAATTGGACCGTCATTGGCACCTGCAGCAATGGCAGCTGCAGCTGCAGCGACTTCACCTATGGTTGCGGCAATATCTGCAGCATCGCTTGCAGGCATGGCACATGATGGAATTGATAAAGTACCCGTTACCGGGACATGGCTTTTGCAGAAAGGAGAGCGAGTCGTAACTGCAAATACTTCTGCAAAACTAGATTCTACACTCACTAGAATACAGGAGCAGCGTGAGAGTAGCGCCATGCAAGGATCATTTAACTATTCTCCGACTATTCAGGTTAATGGTGACCCAGATGCCAGAACGCTCTCAATGCTTGAAGCCGCTGTTAAAAGAGGGGCCAGCCAAGGTTTTAACATGGTCGTTAATAGTCTTTCTAAGGGGCAGGGTAAGGTACATGATGCAGTTAATTTGATGTATGCAACAAGGAGAGCCCGATAATGGCTGATATTTTCTATCCAAAGGAGTTACCTATTCCTTTAAAAGATGGATTTGGTTTTGAGCCAATTAGCCCTTTTATTCGCACCCAGTTAACCTCAGGCCGCTCTCGTCAACGACGTCTTTATACATCTGTTCCAACCCAGGTGATTGTGAAGTGGTCATTTAAGAAAGATAACGAAGCACAGTTATTTGAAGCGTGGTTTCGCGATGCGCTAACAGAAGGAGTTGCATGGTTTTATATGCGTCTCAAAACTCCTATGGGGATCCAGCCTTATAAATGTCGTTTTGTCGATATGTATCAAGGGCCCATTCTGGTAAGTGGTAAATTCTGGCAATTTACTGCAACGCTTGAATTGTGGGAACGGCCACTGCTTCCTCCTGACTGGGGCCTTTTTCCTGAACTGGTGGCGGGCTCAGATATCATCGATTTGGCGCTGAACCGGGAGTGGCCCGAAGCATGACCAGTGCAGTTCTCAACCGACTTTACGCATCCGGCGGTGATGAAGTCATTCTGGATACGCTGCAGATTACTGTAGGTGGTCAGAGTTACTGGCTAACCCGCGGCTGGGAAGACATTACAGTCACGCTCGAAACGGGTGACAAAGCGACGTTTACCGGCTCCGCAATCGACGTAGCGCTGCCGGCGCGCAATTCCGACGGCACGCAGGATCTAAAATTCGCCATCAGCAATATCGACGGCGTGGTTTCGACTGCAATCCGCAATGCTCTTGATAATCTTTCCAGCGCGTCTTTAACGTTTCGCCGGTACGTTTCTACGGATCTATCCGCACCCGCCGCTCCGCCGTTCACCCTCGCCATAAAAGAGGGCTTCTGGACCGCAACTGAAGTGCAGATTACCGCTGGCTATATGAACATCCTCGATACCGCATGGCCACGCTATCGCTACACCCTGGCAGACTTCCCGGGCCTTCGTTACCTCCAGTAGGACACCACCATGTTTAATCCTGATAAATACCGTTCTGTCGGGTGGCAGAAGGGCGGCCGCGCTTACCCCGCGCTCGACTGCTTTGGCATCGTTAACGAAATACGGCGCGATCTGGGCCTGACCCCCTGGCCTGAATTCGCCGGGGTCACAAAAGACGACAACGGCCTCGATCGGGAGGCGCACGGGCTGATGGCCGACCTGCAGCGTTGCGATCCTGTCCCGGGCGCGGGCATTGCCTGTTACTCCGGCTCTGTGGTGACGCATGTCGCCATCGTCGTGGAGATTGACGGGGTACTGCATGCAGCCGAGTGCAATCCCCGTACTAACGTGACCTTTCTGCCGCTGTCGCGGTTTGCGCGCCGCTTTGTCCGCGTGGAGTATTATCAGTGACGATACGAATCTATCCCTCCAGGCTGCCTGGCGAGCCACTGGAAACCCACCATCATGAAACGCTGACGATCAGCGCCTGGTTGGCACAGAACGTTAAGGAATGGACGCCAGAACAGCAGCACCCAATAGCGGTGGAAATTGATGGTGTTCCGGTTCCGCCAGCCGATTGGTCACTGTGCACCATTCACCCTGATAGTGATGTCCGGATGTACCCGGTACCGTACGGTACCGGAGCGGAAATCGCGCTGTGGGTGGCCGTCAGCGTGGCTGTCGCCTCTGCGGCGTACTCTATTTACATGATGAGTACCATGCAGACCGGCGGCGCCAGCCAGCCTGGCAACGGGGATCAGCTGGAGCTGAACCCGGCAAAGGCCAACATGGCAAAGCTGGGCGACCCGATACGGGAAATCTTCGGCCGGTACCGCGTCTGGCCGGACTATGTCATGCAGCCGGTCAGCCGCTTCGTTGGCGAAACCAGCTTCGTTACCAGCATGTTTGTCGCTGTCGGCGTTGGAAGTGTCTCTCTTCCTAAATCCGATATAAGGATAGGTAACACACCGATCTCTGCCTTCGGTGATGATGTGACTTACACCATCTATCCACCCGGAGCTGACGTTTCTTCCGACAGCCGGACAGAGAACTGGTATAACTCCGGCGAAGTTGGCAACACCACTTCAGGCACCGCTGGTTTGGATCTGGGCTCGAGCGGTCCACAAACTGTCAGTGTCAGCGCCGACGCGGTGCTGGTCAGTGGCAACACCGTTACGCTCATATCAACAGGTAGCAGCGATGAAGATGCAGACGTGCCTGAATCATGGGTTGCAGGCACGATCATAACCATTGAAGCCCCTGCGTCATGGACTGTCTCAAATTCTGGTGGTTACAGCGTCATCTATGGGGATATGGATGAATTGTCGCCAGTGGTGGGCATGCCCGTGAATCTGGGATTCAACAATACTGACTATGATCTCGTTATAGCGAGCTACACCCCCGGGGTTGCTGCTGTTCCGGGCGTTGGCGGATCGGCGGCAAGCGTTCTGGCCAGCGCGGCTCCATCGATTTACGATTTTTCCACAGCGCCGGTGACATTCAATATTACATGGCAGGGAACAACGTGGCCGGTGTCGCTGCTGACAAATTATGTGACCATGAGCGGACTGGTTTTAACAATAACGTCCCAGCTGACAGGCTCCGGCTTGATCGCTCGCGACAATTCTGGTCGAATCGAAATCGCTGAATCTTCCAGTCCCTTCTTAGGCGATATGATCACCCACAGCACTCTGCCTCAGTCTGCGTTTGGGGATGCGCCTGTCAGCACACCTGGAGTTAAATCGTCTGGCGGAACACCTGAAGTTCGCGCCCATATCACGCTGGCCTACGGCAGTGCGACCGGCAAACCTTTTACAGGGATCCCGGCGGGCACGCAGCGAATCTCGATTGGTTATGTCGACAACAAATACCGCATTACTGACGTGGACAGCCAGACCATTACTGTCGAGCGCGTGTTAATTTCGCAGGTACAGCAGGGAACCCCACCTTCGACAGTTGAGGTGGTGAACATTGACAGTACATGGCCCGGATTTACTGACCGAACCTTGCTGGATGCCAGCATTACTGGTGTCAATGATGATTACGACTGGGTGGGCCCGTTCCTGGTTTGCCCTGATGGTGAAACCACAACCCGGTTTGAAGTGAACCTCAATTTCCAGAACGGGCTGGTTAAATACAGCGATAAAGGGAATAAGAAGAACAAGACCGTTGAGATCATCATCCAGTACCGGGACGCGACTGCTGCAGGAGAATGGACTGAGCAAGTGCTGAGCTGGAAGAGGAAAACCGAGAATCAGATAGGGTTTACCCGGGCTTTCGCCGTTCCGGCAGGACAATATGAAGTCCGAATGAGAAGAAAAGAGCCGGTAGCTGGGGGCAGCACGCGCGACCAGGTTTTCTGGCAGGCGCTTCGCTCCCGGCTGCCATCCCGCCCACGCCGCTATGAAGGGGTCACAACGATGGCCTTGAGGGTTCGAACCGGCAACCGCCTGGCCGCGCAATCTGACCGGCGAATCAACGTCACGCCAACCCGGATTTATGACGGACATGCTTCGCGCACAATAAGCGGCGCGCTTTACCACGTCCTTGAATCCCTCGGCTTTAAGCCTAAACAGATTGACCATGTAGAGATCGATGCGCTGGAGCAGAACTACTGGACGCCCCGCAGTGAGACGTTCGACTGGGCAACCGGTGACAGCAAATCTGCACTTGAAGTGCTGAAGATCATCGCCGGGGCGGGGATGGGTTATTTCCTGCTGTCAGATGGTCTGGTATCTGCCGGACGCGAGGGGGTGAAAAACTGGACGGGAATGATTACTCCACAGGAGACCACCGAAGAGCTGCAGACCGCTTTTAAGGCACCGAGCCAGGATGATTATGACGGCGTGGATGTAACTTATATTAACGGCAATACCTGGGCTGAAGAAACCGTTCAGTGCCGACAGTCCGGAAATCCGACACCATTGAAGGTGGAGGATTACAAACTGGAGGGAGTGGTGGATCAGGACCGGGCATACCGGATTGGCATGCGCCGGTTGCTGGGCTACCAGCTGCAGCGGCTGCAGCACACAACCAGTACGGAGATGGATGCGCTCTGCTACCACTTTATGGATCGTATCATCTTGGTCGACGATATCCCTGGCAGCCAGACCCTCAGTTGCCTGATTACCGCAATGAGTTGGGACACTACCACCATTACCCTGACGCTCAGCGAAGCGCCTGACTGGAGTTTTACCCGCCCTAGGGTAGTGATCCGCCATCAGGATGGAAGAGCTTCGGCGTTGCAGGTTCCCACGCGGGTCGATGATTACACCCTGAGCATTCCCTACAACGCAGCTCTGGCACCCGACGAATGGGAAATGGACAGCCCGTATATCGAGCCGCCGCGCCTGCTGTTCTGCTCGTCGTCCCGGGTGGGGTACGAAACACTTATCGGGGAGATATCCCCCGGCAGTGACGGTACCAGTAGCGTGACGGCCATTCAGTACCACCCTGGTAAATATCAGTTCGACGACGCCAGCTACCCCGGCGATGTCGCGTAAAACACTAACATTCCTGACCCGCTTCGGCGGGTTTTTTTATGCCCGGAGCGAGCATGACAAAATACGCAACGATGAATCCGCTGGGGTCGACCAGCCCGTACGATTTATTCGACAACGCGCAGAACTTTGACTTTGCTGTTAACAATATTACCGCTGCCATTTGGCAGGACCGATTTGGTGTATCCCGGCATACATGGTACGGTCTGGAGGCAATGGCGAAGGCTGCTATTGCCGCTTTTGGATATATTACTATGGACTCGTTCCAGGCCGGGGCGACGCTGAGACAGCCAAATCAAGTTCTGCGCGATACCAGCACTGGCGAATATTATCGCTGGGATGGTTCATTTTTACCGTCAGGTAAAATTGTCCCACCGGGTTCAACGCCTGATACTGCCGGAGGGATAGGGATTGGCAAATGGGTGAGCGTTGGGGATGCAACGCTAAGAGGGCAACTAGTCGATCCGGATGGGGCGGATAAATACCCAGATATTCAGATTTCAAGGTGGCGGGACAATTTTGACCCTCGCGGTTGGGAAGCGAAAGGCGATGGGTTAGTTGATGACACTGCGGCTCTCAATAACATCTTAAGCGCTGCTCCAGTTGGTCAGAAAATTAATGGCAACGGGAAAACATATAAAGTCACCGCACTCCCTGACATTAGTCGATTCGTCAACGCTCGTTTCGTTTATGAGCGCATTCCTGGGCAACCTCTTTATTATGTCTCTGATGAGTTTATTCAGGGAGAGCTGTTCAAAATAACCGATACTCCTTTTTATAACTCATGGCCTCAGGATAAGTCATTTGTTTATAACAACGTTATATTCGTCCCGTTTATGGCGGGTGACAGGCATGGCGTAAATAATCTACGAGTCTGCTGGGTGCGCTCTGGTGATGATGGTCAGACCTGGTCCATGCCTGAGTGGCTAACAGATTTACATCCAAATTACCCAACAGTTAACTATCACTGCATGAGCATGGGGGTAGTAAGGAATCGCCTCTTCGCAGTAATTGAAACGAGAACAGTTTCAGGAAATGTTTTGCAGCTTGCGGAACTTTGGGACAGGCCAATGTCTCGTAGCATGCGGCCGTTAGGAGGCATCACAAAACCTGCCAATCAGGCTATTGCAACTGTCGTAATATCCAGCCATGGTTTGTTTGCCGGAGATTTAGTTAATTTCTCTAATTCTGGTGTAACGGGAGTAACAGGGGATATGACTGTTACATCCGTCATTGATCAAAATACATTTACTGTTACAACTGCCAATCAGCAAACTACGAATCAAGATAATTCCGGTAGATACTGGAGTTTTGGCACATCATTTCACCAATCGCCATGGCGAAAAACAAGTCTCGGCACAATCCCTACGAATGGCGTTCCGGTAACAGAAACACATAGTTTCGCCACCTTGTCTGATAATAGTTTTATGATTGGATATCATAATGGCGACACGTCACCTCGGGAATTGGGTGGTTTGCTATTTTCTGACGCCTTCGGCTCGCCTGCGACATTTACCCGCAGGCGAGTGCCTGCGGAATACGAAGCGAACGCATCAGAGCCTTGTATTAAATATTTCGACGGGATTTTATATTTAACCACAAGAGGAACACTTACAAGTCAGCCAGGTAGTGCCTTAATGCGCAGCCATGACTTAGGGCTTTCATGGGATGCCTTACGTATTCCTAACAATGTTCACAGCACAAACCTACCGTTTGCTAAAATTGGTGATGAGCTTTTTATTTTTGGCTCAGAACGTGCATTTGGCGAATGGGAAGGCAATCAGCTCGATAACCGCTATGTTGGGTCATATCCACGTACATTTATGGCTCGCGTTAACATTAACAAGTGGAATGTTTCAGCTATCCAATGGGTGAATATTACTGACCAGATATATCAGGGTGGAATTGTTAACTCTGGTGTTGGTGTTGGCTCTGTATGCGTGAAAAATGGATATCTATATTATTCTCTTGGCGGTGAAGATTTCTTTGATTCATGGTCTGTGGGTGATAATTCGGCAAAGGATCCATTCAAACATGATGGTCATCCTTCTGATATCTATTGCATGAAATTAAAAGTGTCTGAGGATAGTCTTGTATCCAGGGCTTTTCGTCAAGGCGCAACCCCTAACCGTACCCTTCCGACATTTATGTCGACCTCAGGAGTAAGAACTGTTCCGGCCCCGGTTGATTTCTCTAATGATGTATCTGTTGGTCATCTCCAGGTGCACGCCAGCACTAGCGGAGGAATAAGATCGGAAGCCTTATTTGAAGGGGAATATGGATTTATTGGAAAGACCGTTCCTTCGACAAATCCAGCAGAACAGCGGTTGATCGTATCTGGAGGCGCCACGACAAGTAGTACAGTTGGGGCGCTTATAATACTTCATGGGGCAGGAAGCACCACACCCCGCAGGGTTGTTTATAACGGACTTGAACACCTTTTTGAAAATGGAGATGTTAAGCCATATCTCGATAACGTCAATGCGTTGGGTAGCGCGGGAAATCGCTTTTCTACTGCATATCTCGGCAGTAACCCAATAGTGACATCTAATGGAGATAAGAAAACACCGCCAGTTATTTTTGATAATGCGTTTCTTGATGCCTGGGGTGACGTTCACTACATCATGTATCAGTGGCTGGATGCCATTCAGTTAAAAGGCGACTCGGCGCGTATTCACTTCGGTGTTATCGCGCAGCAGATCCGCGATGTATTCATTGCTCACGGACTGATGGATGAAAGCAGTACGGATTGCCGCTATGCCGTTCTGTGCTACGACAAGTATCCACGGATGACCGACACGGTCTTTTCGCACAATGAAATCGTTGAACACACTGACGAGGAGGGTAATGTCACCACCACCGAGAAGCCAGTTTTCATTGAAGTGGTTATTCATGAAGAGGGCGAGGAATGGGGAGTGCGGCCTGACGGCATTTTCTTTGCTGAGGCAGCATTTCAGCGAAGAGCTATGGACAGACTTGAAAAAAGAATATCTGCTTTAGAGCAAAATTGATTGGTAGCGGCCTCATCGTCGCCTGAGGCCGCTAATGCATAACATCATCATAACCTAAGTTAAACTTTTGTTGAGGCATGAGTACAAGATAAGCCGATGGAAACACCTCATTGACTGAGATGGCAGTAGTTAATAGAATGAATTACTCAATACATTCTATATATAAAGGAAATTAAATCGTGGCGCAGGATGTCGATAAATCATTCACAATTCAAGACCAGGGAACAGGTAATTCATTTGTTTATGGGGAACTTGAGAATAGTAAAGAGAATAATGTCCAGTTCAATGGAAACAATAATAAGTTAGTAATTGAAGATGATGTTGAATGTAGATGGCTCACTATTATTTTTCGTGGTGATAACAATTACGTTAAAATACACAAAAATAGCAAAGCCAAAGGAGTAATAGTCGCATCTAAAGGATCAAAGGTAACTGTTGGGCGTAGAACAACTATTGGATCTGGCTTTGAAGTGGTTACTGATGGGTGCAATGTGACTATCGGCCATGATTGCATGATCGCGCGAGATGTAATTTTGCGCGCTTCAGATGGGCATCCGGTTTTCGATGCAACAAGTGGCAAAAGAGTTAACTGGTCAAAAGATATCAATATTGATAGTTATGTCTGGGTTGGCAGAAATGTATCAATAATGAAAGGTGTTAATATTGGTAGCGGCTCTGTAATCGGTTACGGAAGTATCGTTACCAAAGATGTACCTGTAATGTGTGCGGCGGCTGGTAATCCTGCAAAAATCATTAAACGTAATATTATCTGGGCGAGAACAGACAAAGCCGAGTCAATCAGTGATGACAAACGTTGTTCAAGCTATCACGCCAAGCTTACCCAACAATGACCATTTGGCTCTTCAACCTCACTAATTGATAGGCACCACCTCATTGATCTCCCTCTGGTTAAAAACTACTGTATATAAAAACAGTATAATTATCAGGAGACGATTTTCATGGAATTTTACACGCCAGCAGAACTGCGCGGCATTGTCGCGCTACCGTTATACGGGGACCTTGTCCAGTGCGGGTTTCCGTCTCCCGCCGCCGATTATGTCGAGCAACGCATCGATCTGAATGAGCTGATGATCCAGCACCCCAGCGCAACATATTTTGTGAAAGCGGCGGGGGATTCAATGATTGAAGCGGGTATCTCCGATGGCGATCTGCTGGTGGTGGACAGTTCCAGAACGGCGGAACACGGCGATATTGTAATCGCGGCGGTGGGCGGGGAGTTCACCGTTAAGCGATTACAACTGCGCCCGACGGTGCAGCTTAATCCCATGAACAGCGCTTACTCGCCTATTTTCGTGGGCAGCGAGGATACCCTGGACGTTTTCGGGGTCGTGACGTACATCGTTAAATCGACAAACTGATGTTTGCCCTGGTTGATGTGAACAGCTTTTACGCTTCGTGCGAAACGGTGTTCAGACCCGATTTAAAGGGGCGGCCCGTCGTTGTTCTCTCGAATAACGACGGGTGCGTTATTGCCAGGAGCGCCGAGGCCAAAGAAATCGGCATAACGATGGGTGAGCCGTTCTTTAAGCAGCGCGATTTATTCCGGCGCTATAACGTGGCCACGTTCTCCAGCAACTATGAGCTGTACGCGGATATGTCGAACCGGGTGATGACGACGCTGGAAATCATGAGCCCCCGCGTCGAAATTTACTCCATCGATGAGGCGTTTTGTGATCTCACCGGCGTGCGTAACTGCCGGAACCTGGAGGACTTTGGAAAGGAAATCCGCGCCACTGTTTTGCAGAATACCCACCTCACCGTGGGCGTCGGCATTGCCCAGACCAAAACCCTGGCAAAGCTGGCGAACCACGCCGCGAAGAAATGGCAGCGTCAGACCGGTGGCGTTGTCGATTTGTCGAACGTCGATCGCCAGCGCCGGCTGATGTCCATCGTGCCCGTGGAAGACGTCTGGGGAGTGGGGCGGCGCATCAGCAAAAAGCTGAACGCCATGGGGATCTCCAACGCCTGCCAGTTGGCTGACACCTCAACATGGGTTATCCGGAAGCATTTTAACGTCGTGCTCGAGCGAACCGTGCGGGAGCTGCGTGGCGAACCCTGTCTGGAACTGGAGGAGTTCGCGCCGGCCAAGCAGGAAATTGTCTGCTCCAGGTCGTTCGGTGAACGCGTAACGGAATACGATCAGATGCACCAGGCAATCTGCAGTCATGCTGCGCGTGCTGCGGAGAAACTGCGTGGTGAGCATCAGTACTGCCGTTATATTTCCGCTTTTGTAAAAACCTCGCCATTCGCCATCAACGAGCCGTATTACGGCAACAGCGTGTCTGTAAAACTTCTCACACCCACCCAGGACACCCGGGACATAATTAACGCTGCGGTGCGCTGCCTGGATAACATCTGGCGGGACGGCCACCGGTACCAGAAAGCAGGCGTAATGCTGGGTGACTTCTTCAGCCAGGGTGTGGCGCAGCTGAACCTGTTTGACGACGCGGCGCCGCGCCGGAACAGTGAAAAACTGATGACGGTTCTGGATCAGCTCAACGCCAAAGAGGGAAAAGGAACTTTGTTTTTCGCGGGGCAGGGAATCCAGCAGCAGTGGCAGATGAAAAGGGACATGTTGTCGCCGCGTTACACAACAAGATTCTCGGATCTTCTCAGGGTTAGATAAGCAGTTTACGTCCGAATTTCGTCCGAACATGTCCGAAATTTTTGCTAATAGCTTGATTTTGAAAGCATGAAAAATGCCGTTTGATTGGATAGAAATTAAGCAAGTTAGCGCCTAACTTATTGAATAATGGTAAAAGATATGATTTAAGGCGAGAAAAGGAATCGTATTCGGTCTTTTTTTATCTGTTTGATTTTCAGGCAGATTATTTTTGCTTAACCATTCCGTGGGAAAACCGCTACGCCTGAACGTTAACAACCATATCACAGACGCCCTGGGCAGCGTCCAGAGCTTTTTTTGTCGTGATTGAGAATTCGCCAGTGAAAAGAAACCAATAAGTTCTAAAATAATGACTTAGCCGCACCCTCCAGGAATATTTTGGAATCTGGATCAAATAATAATAATTTGCATTTGTCGCTATCTTGAACAGAATAATCTTATGAGCTATTGTGCCTTTCATCCCTTACAGAGCTAACGCCAACACCATGAGCGCCGGAGATAAGCGCCGGAAGGGAGACAAGAAGGCCTGCAGGAAGCAGGTTTTTTTGCTTTTACAGCTCACTTAATCTGCTAAAAAGTTCCAGTAACCTGCCTGTCTCATTCCAGAAATCATCAAATCTGCCGTTTCGTGGCCTTTCGGGCAGCCATCGCTCTCCTGCATGCGCACTATACTGTGGTGATTGACAGGAGGAGCGATGTATCAACGTATCGATGCCAGTCAGTGGCGTGCAATCTACATTGTGGGCGATCTACATGGCTGTTTACGTGAGTTCGCGCAGGCATTGCGTGGCGTACGTTTCGACCCCTGGCAGGATTTAGTGATAAGCGTCGGCGACGTTATCGATCGTGGTGAAGACAGCGCCGGATGTCTGGCGTTAACGGAATGTCGCTGGTTTCGCTGCGTGCTGGGCAACCATGAGGCGATGGCGCTGGATGCCCTGGACGGTGGTGATTACGCCTTATGGTATCTCAATGGCGGAAGCTGGTACACGAGGCTGGCAGGCGCTGCCCGCAAGCGCGCGGAAAACCAACTGATGCGGCTGAAGACGTTTCCGTTAATCATTGAACTGGTGCTGGCGGAACAACGCATCATTATTGCCCATGCGGATTATCCCGCCGATCACTACGCGTGGCAGCAACCCGTTAAACGCATGCCGGTGCTATGGAATCGCGAGCGGCTAAGCCGGTGTATGAAAGGGGAGGTTCACTCTATTAGCGGGGCGGATGCCTTTTACTTCGGGCATACACCGCTGAATGCCCGTTTCGACTGCGGAAATTTACACTACATTGATACCGGCGCAGTATTCGGCAACAGCCTCACGCTGCTGCGCCTGCAATAATTAGAAGTCACTGTATTCCTGTGCCGGGCTCCAGAAACTGTCGATGAAATCCTCTACCGGATAACAGCCGCCATGACGCAGACGTTGTTCGTCCATCGCGCGCACACATTGTTGTTCAGTATTAAATACATCCACGACGATGTCGTTACACCCGCCGTCCAGATAGCAAACAAACAAAACCAGTGCGAACAT